AAATTTAGTGCTTTTTTTATTTTTTGGTGGAGGTTGATAGATGGTTTTGCTGCTAGTATAGGTCATATATTATTCGAAACAGCTGTTGGATTAGATATGAGTTGGAATGTAAATGGTGAGATAATTGAAGATATGGTTACTGCTAAAGAGGATACTATGTTTTCCGAAAAAAATATAACAGTTTCTGCTAGTATTGGTAAATTAGAATTATCTGGAGATTTAAATAAGTTTGGTCGTTTACTAAGTAGGTTATTAAATTTTGTATTTAATCAGAAATCTCACGCAATCGATTCTTTTTATTATCACATTGAAAATAAAAAATTAAATAAAACTTATTTCAAAAAAAGAAAATAATTAATCTTCATCATATAAATCTTTTTTTGGTGTACATGCATCTCTAATTAATTTTTCAACATACGCAAACATTTTAAGACCATTTTTTTCACAATGTTTTTTTAGTAATATATGTGATTGTGGTGTAATTTTTAAGTTTTTATCACGTTTCATGTAGGTTTTTACTATAAGTATGATAAAAGTATGATAAAAGTATGATAAAATACATACTTAAAAAGATATATTTTGTTTTAAGACATTACTTTTGGATTATTGTTAATATTTATAATAAAGAAAACTATAAAGTAAATAACATAAAACAAAAAAAAGAAAACTATGCCGAACAAAGTATTTGTGAGTCCAGGAGTATATACTTCAGAGAAAGACTTATCGTTCATAACACGTCAAGTTGGTGTTACAACATTGGGATTAGTTGGTGAAACAACTATAGGACCAGCGTTTCAACCAATATTCGTAGGTAACTACGGTGAATTCACATCTTTCTTTGGTGGTCAAAATGCCACTAAAATAAAGGATAATGGAGCACCAAAATATGAGTTACCATATATTGCTAAATCATATTTAACACAATCTAACCAATTATTCGTAACAAGAGTATTAGGTTTTTCTGGGTTTCATGCTGGTAAAGGATGGGGTCTTACATTGGATGCTGCTTTAGATACCTCAACAACTGGTATTACATCAACAACTAATATTAACCCATTAATTTCATATACTGCAACATCTGCAAATACAAATGTTACACTTGTTAGTACTGATGTATTAATGCAAACATTAATTGATGAAGGATTATTAACTGCATCTTTAGCTACGTTATCAACGTTAGCAACTGGTGGTACTTTATCAGTGTCTAGAACATTCACTAAATCTGGTGATGTATTTAGTGGTCTATCAACTACTTTATATGTAACAGCTACTGGTAATGATGTAAGTGGTGCCTTTATTACTGGTACAACTTCTGGTGTATCTTTACATTGTTCTGGTTCTGGTTATTCAGACGTAGAAAATAAAGTGGTTGCTTTATTACGTTCTAGAGGTTCTGTAGATGTATCAACACAATTACCTTCATTTGAGGTGACTGGTGCTACTGGTATTACATTTGACCCAAGTTTAACTGGTTCTATAACTGATGTTGATGGTAACTTTGGATTAACTGGTGTTTCAACAACACAAGGTAATTTTAATTACCAATTATCTTTAGATAAAACAAAACAAAATTATTTAACAAGAGCGTTAGGTAGAGGTGCACAAGATGGTAACACTGCCTTATATGTTGAGGAATTCTACAATAAAATGTTTGAATCATTGGTTGCTGCTAACAAAGTTAGAGGTATTAATCAAGTAACTGTTGATTATAATGAGGAATACGATGATTATTTAGCACAATACCAACCAGCGGTAACACCTTATGTTGTTTCTGAATTACGTGGTACTAAAGTGTTGAAATTGTTCAGATTTTGGACAATATCTGATGGTAATGCTGCAAATGAGCAATTCAAAATATCAATCAGAAATATTAAATTAGATACTAAAGAATTTGATGTAGTAGTTAGGTCTTACGCAGATACAGATGCACAACCAGTAGTGTTGGAGTCATTCTCTAAATGTAGTTTAAACCCAACATCAAATAATTTTATTTCTAGACGTATTGGTACTTTAGATGGTGAATATCCTTCAAAATCTTCATTCATATTAATTGAATTAGATGATACTTCTGATATTTCTGATGCTTTCCCATCTGGGTTCGTTGGAGTTCCAGTAAGAGATTATCAAGCAAATAGTAATACTACTGTTGTTGACCCTAAATTGACATATAAAACAGAATATGGTGCTTTTGAAAATAAACGTAAATTCTATTTAGGTTTATCTGAAACTGTAGGTATTGATTCTGATTTCTTTGACTATAAAGGTATACCTTCAAGTGGTTCATTAGATTTATGGACTGGTATGACACATGGATTCCATATGGATGTTGATGCTAGTGCTGCGACTATTGATAATGTAACTATTGCATATGATACTAACGGTAATACTTATGTACCAAATTATTCATTTGACGTTGGTGATGCTACTTTCAGAACTGAAGCTGGTGTTGTTGGTGGACCATATGAAAAAATATATGCACGTAAATTTACATTCGCACCTTATGGTGGATTTGATGGATGGGATATTTATAGAAGTAGAAGAAGTAATTTAGATTCATTCTTAATAAATGGTGTTAATGGTTCTTCTGGTTTACTTAGTGGTGCATTCTCAAATAAAACTTTATCAAACGGTGATATAGGTATTAATTCTGATTACTACGCTTATTTAGAGGCTATTTGGACATTTAGAAACCCAGAAGCTGTAAATATTAATGTATTTGCAACACCAGGTATCGATAATGTAGATAACTCTAACTTAATTGAAGGTGCTATCGATATGATTGAACAAGATAGAGCAGATTCATTATACATAATGACTACTCCAGATACTGATGGTGGTGGTGCTATAAGAACATCTGAAGATATCGCTGATACTTTAGACGGATTATTCGATAGTAATTACTCTTGTACTTACTGGCCATGGATTCAAGTAAATGATACTGAAAATAATGTATATATCTACATGCCACCTACACGTGACGTAGTTAGAAATATAGCATTAACTGATAACATTTCATTCCCTTGGTTCGCAGTAGCTGGTGTACAGAGAGGTGATGTTGATGCGATTCAAGCAAGAAAGGTACTTACTTTAGAAGAGAGAGATACTTTATATGAAGCTAGAATCAACCCAATTGCTACATTCACAACGGATGGTGTTAAGATTTGGGGTAATAAAACACTTCAAGTTAAAGATACTGCTCTTAATAGAATTAACGTTAGACGTTTACTATTACAAGCAAGAAAATTAATTTCTGCTGTTTCAATCAGATTATTATTTGAACAAAATGATTCAGTAGTAAGAAATCAATTCTTATCACTTGTAAACCCAATATTGGATAACATTAGAAGTCAAAGAGGTTTAACAGATTTCCGTGTGGTTCTTTCAAACGACCCAGAAGACTTCGATAGAAACCAATTAACTGGACAAATTTTCTTAAAGCCAACAAGAGCTTTAGAATTTATTCAATTAGAATTCGTAATCATGAATACTGGTGCATCTTTTGATAACATCTAAACGATTATAAACTTAAACAATTAAACCTTCGAATTTTCGAGGGTTTTTTTGTTTTAATAGATATTTATTAGTAAAAGAAAATGATAAAGTTAATTATAACGGAAAATCAATATAAGTCTATATTATTATTTGAGGAAAAAGAAAAAGAATTTAGTAACTCAAACGATATTTTATTAGGTTTTGCAAAAGTGATGGGATTAAAGCTGACTGGTCAAAATGAGAATATAGCAAACAATGCTGTTAAGAATAAATCTATTATGAACTCAATCAAAAATGCGTTAGAACATCCTAAAAAAAGAGAAGAATTTATTGAGGATTTAACTAATAAAGGTATGATTGATGTATCTAATAAATTATTACATAAAACTGATAGGATAGCTGATAATTTTAATAGATATTCAAAAGAGAATAATTTAGGTTATAAATTAGATATGTTAAATGTAGCTAATAAAATGCTTAAAGATAAATAAATTAATAAAAATATATAGAAAACATAAAAACTATATATTTATATATAAATAAAACAAAGAAATTAAAACGAAAAGAATATGTCTGATTTATTAATGAAAATGCCATTACCATACGAACCTAAGAAAAAGAATCGTTGGTTAATTACTTTCCCAGCAGATTTAGGTATCCAACAATGGTGGTTATCTTCTGCATCTAGACCTTCAATTACACAAAATGAAGTTGAGATTCCTTTCTTAAACACTTCTACATGGGTAATAGGTAGATTTACTTGGGAAGCTATTGATGTAACGTTTAGAGACCCAATTGGACCATCTGCTGCACAAGCAATTATGGAGTGGGTTCGTTTACATTCAGAATCAATTACGGGTCGTCAAGGTTATGCTGCTGGTTATAAACGTCCAGTTGAATTAGAAATGCTTGACCCTACTGGAGTTGTTATTGAGAAATGGTTACTAGATGGTACAATGTTAACAAATGTTGGATTCGGTGACTTATCTATGGATGATGATGGTATCGCTGAAATCACAGCTACTATGAGATTCGATAGAGCTATATTATTATTCTAAAAAAAAAACAATAAAAAAAACCACTCTTTAGGGTGGTTTTTTTATTTAATAAAGATATTTATAAATAAAAATAAAATGAGAAGATTTGATAAAAAAAAGAATTTAGCTAAAGTTAATTTATTAACGGAGCAAAGATATCTTCAATCTAAAGGTTTGGTTACTGAAAATCTAACAACTGAAGATGGTTTAGTAGCACAGATAAATGATGCTTTTAAAAAAATAGAAAACGGTACACCAAATAATGAAACTGGTATTGGAGCATTATTAACAAATTTAAAAGATGTTAACCCAGAAAAACATTCATCTATGATTGAAAAATATAGGGAGGTTGCAAGTTTAAATGAAGATTATAAATTTACTGATTTAAAATATATAACATTTGTTTGTGATGGTGTAGCGTATGGTGTTGGTGAATTAAAAAATAAAGAAGAATCTTCAAATGGTGTTACATATACTTTTGGTTTGGATAAGTATAATGGTAATGATAAGGTTGCTGTTGGTGGTCAAATTATTTATCAATTAGATAAAGAAAACCCACAAGAATCTAAGTTGTTCATTAATTCAAATTATCATGGATTAAAAGATATTAAAACGAAGGTTGAAGATGGTGAGGAAGTATTTAACAAAATGACTGAATATATTCAACATAATCCTTAATATAATATATTATAAATAAAAAACTACTTTAACGAGTGGTTTTTTTTATTTATAATAACATTTACAAAAAAACTTTTATTTATATATTTATTTATAAATGTTATAATTATTTAAAATAAGTTTTATATGAGTGAAAAACCAAAAGTATTCCCTACTAATGTAAATGTAGGTTCGAATGAAGTTAATTTAACGGAGCAACAAAAAATAGATGCATTCAATGCTGAAAAAAAAGCTGCTACGAAAGAAATATATGTTAGTGCATCAACACCAGAGGATACACCACAAGAACATATGACGGCTGTTGAGCAAATGCAAAAGAGGACGGCAGAACAAATATTAACTCGTGACACTAAAGGTGTTGTTAAACATCCAGAATTAGCTGAAAAAGGTGCTTCAAAAGTCTTTAAACAACCTTCAGCTGAGATAATTGAGGAGCAAATGAGATTACGTGATGAACAATTACGTAAAAATAAAGAGGATACAAGAAGATATCATGAGCAAAGTGAGGCATCAATGTCTCAATTAAATAACCCAGTTAAAAATATTTATGAAATGGATAATACTAATCAAGTACCAGTTACACCACCACCAGTTACACCACCAGTTAATAATGGTGATAATCATGGTAAGAGTCCTTCTAATGTAAACCCATACATATTGGAGATAAGTCAACCAAACTATAATGCACCGTTTGACGTTATTCCATTACCTTCTGAAGGTAAAGTGTACAGAAATAGAAAAGCTAACATTAGAGTTGCTTATATGACCACTGCTGATGAAAATATACTTACTTCCCCAAATTTATTAGAGAGTGGTGAGTTTTTAGAGATTCTTATTAATCGAAAAATTTTGGAACCAGAGTTAAGATATAAAGATTTAACGATTGGTGATAGAAATGCTATAATGATTTGGTTGAGAGCTACTGGTTATGGAGAGATGTATCCTATAACTCTTTTAGATGAGTTGGATGAACCTTTTGAGACAGAGGTTAATCTTAATGATTTAAAAACAAAAAATTTAGGAGTTGAACCAGATGAAAATGGATATTTTGATTTTTTATTACCTATTACTAAAAACCAAATTAAATTTAAATTATTAACATGTGGTGATGTTGATACTATAGAATACATGGTTGATAATGATACGGCAAAAGATAAAATAGTTAATAACTCAACAACATATAGATTAGAAGCTATGGTTGTTGAAGTTAATGGTGATAAAAATAGAAGTAATATTAGGGAATTCGTTAATTCGATGAGAATTGGTGATGCTAAAGCATTCAACACTTATTATACTGAGGTTGAAAGTGGTATTGATTTAAATATCAATATTGGGACTCCAGGGGGAGGGTCCATTAGTACATTTCTTCCACTTAACTTCAACTTTTTTTGGCCTAACTATAGAGTATAAAGTTCCTTTACTTGAGGAAATTTATATGTGTACTCAGTACTTAAAAGGATTCACATATAATGATGTTCTTAGTATGCCTACTTATGAAAGAAGATTCTTTATAGGTATGTTAACTAAGGAGGCTGGTGAGAGAGAAGAGCAAATAGAAAAAGATAAAGAGCAAACAAAAACTAATGGTTCTAAAGGAAATAGAACAACAACTGTTAGTGGTGATGCACTTAAATCTAGAATTAATAAAGGTGACTTACCGTTATCATAACAAAATACCTACTTTATTGTGGGTATTTTTGTTTTGTTCGATATTTATAATAAACATTTTTGATAGATGAATAAAAAACTAATAATAACAGAAGCACAATATAGTAAACTAAGAGGACTTTTGTTAGAAGGTTCTTTCAGTGAGGTAATTACTGATGCGATAAAAGGTGATACAATAAAGATAGATTGGAAAAATAATGTATTAAATTTTAATGTGTTAGATTCTATAAATGGTCAAATATTAATGGATAATATTGATACTGGTGTTTATAAAAATTATAGATTTGGTATTACATCAACATCTCTAGTTGATGATAAATTAAATATTTCATTTTTACATAAAAATAAAATTTCAGATACCAACAAGATGGATATTGGTGAGATTATTAAGGATGGTAAAAAACAAACTTGGGACGTTAATTCTATTGAATTATTTAGAAATAATAAAGAAGTAGATTCAACTGGTAATCTTAAAGATAATCAAGATGGTCAAGAATATGAGATTTCAGAAAATTTAATTACAAGTATTGATGAAACGTTATATATGCTTTTATCAAAAGTTAAAACTGGTAACGGTATTAAATTTATAACAACTGAAGGTGATATAGATTTTTGTTGTTATGATGTATCAAATGGAGTTTATGTAACTCAGATAATTTCCGATGAAACTAATAAACTTAAGGGTGATACGTTTGTATTTAAAATTAATGGTGATTTAAGTGATGATGAAGCTGAAGATTCTTTATATGAATTAAATAAAAAAAACTGGTACAGTTCAAACAATAAATTTTTAACCGTAAGTGTAGAAGTTAGAAGTTCACAGAGGAGTAAAGTTATTAATTTAACAAACATTAAAGATATTGAATATATTAAAACATGTGAAGATGTTGATGAACCAGAAGAAGAGTCAGAAAAAGATTACACCAACGATGATGAAAAACGTAAGGAAGCTGTTGAGGTGACTGTTGAGATGTTAGCTAAAGATAAAACATTACAAGCTGCGTTTTATACTCAACCAAATTTTTGGCAACTATTAAGGGTTGAACTTGAGGGTGGTAAAGCTGTTGGTACTGGAATTGTACCAACATTAAATTTAGTTGGTAGGTATGCTGATAAATCAATATCTGATAGATTAGGTGATAATTTTAGTGTTGGTGGTAAAGTTTCATTTGAACCTCAAGAATCAGTATCTATAAGATATTATAATAAGAAAGGTGAACCAACAGATTTTATACTTAAATCTGGTGAAATATATGAAGGTGATTATGCTGTAACAGTTAAAAGGTTTAGTTTTGATGATGATTTAACTCAAAAAAATAAAGTTTTACAAAATGGTTCTATGGGTTTCAAAATAATAGTAAAGGAATCAACCGACCAAGAGAATATATTTTTGTGTGATATAATTAAAATATATTATATAGAAAATACAAGTAAATCATCTACAGAAGAAAATATTTATATTAGACTTTTAGATTCACAAGGTTATAACACAAAAGAAAGAAAATAATTAAAAATTATGGCAAAAAAAAATAAATTAGATTCGGCTGTTGAAGCGTTGGAAAGACAAGCAGCTTTACAGTCAGAGGTTAATTCAAGTTATGAATCTTTTCTTGCAAATGTTAAAAAATATAAAGCATTACAAGATACTATAAATAGTAATTTGGCTATTCAGCAAAAACTAGATGCCGAAATTAAAGACCCTTCAAAATCAACCGCTGAAAAAAAATTAGCACAAGATAAGTTAAATATAATGAAGCATCAAAATAAAAGATTAACTGAACAAGTTAAGTTATATGGTGATGCTTTAAAGACGGTTAACAAATTAAAAATTGTTAGTGCTAAAGCTTTCGCTTCTTCAGCTAAAGGTTTGGTTAAGGGAGTTGATAAACTTAAAAAAGGTTTTAATGATATTAAAAGTGCTGGATTATTCCAAATGGAGAAATCAATAAAGGGTTCTGCTTTGTCAATGGGTGTTTTTAGTAAACAAGCTGATTCGTTTAGAAGTTCGATTATTAGTGCTGGTAAACAAACTAACATGATTGGTGTTGGTGTTGAAGAACTAGCTCAGATGCAAGGTGTTTATAGTGATGAATTGGGAAGAAGTGTTCTATTGGGAGAGAAAGGTTTAGTTGCTATGGGAGAGATGGCTGCTGCAACTGGTTTAGGTGCTGAAGGTGCTGCTAGGTTAGCTGCTTCTATGGAGACTCAAGGACTATCTTCTGAACGAACGTCTAAGTTTATTAATCAGACTATGAATGATGCTCATAGAATGGGTTTAAACGCTTCTAAGGTTGTTAAGAATGTTAGTAATAATATGAAAATGCTTAACAAATATAATTTCAAAGATGGTGTTAAAGGTTTGGCTAGTATGGCTAATACAGTTGCTAAATTAGGTGTTGATATGGAATTTGCCTCTAGTTTCTCAGATAAGCTTTGGAATGTTGAAGGTGCTATTGATATGTCGGCTCAATTATCTGTTATGGGTGGTCAATGGGCTAAAATGGCTGACCCGTTCAAATTAATGTACCAAGCTCGTAATGATATGGAAGGTTTGGCTAAAGAAATAGGTCATGCTGCTGCTGCTTCAGCACAATTTAATAGTAAGACTGGAGAGTTTGATTTACAAGCTAAAGAGATGCATAGGTTGAAGATAATTGCTGAACAGACTGGTATTGCTTATGATGATTTAGTTGTTGCTGGTAAGAATGCAGCTAAATTTGCAAAACTTAAGACACAATTATCATTTGATGTAACACCAGAGCAAGAAGAGTTTTTAACAAATACAGCTAAGTTGGATAAAAATGGTAAGGGTAAAATTTTAATTGGTGGTGAACCTAAATTTTTGAGTCGATTAACTAAAGAAGATAAATTAACTATTGATGCACAGATTAAACAGAAAGAAACAAATAGAGAAATGGCCACTCAAGCTCAAACGTTTGATGAAACAGTTACTAATTTAATTAATCAAATTAAGGTATCTGTATTACCTCTTGTTAAGATGATAAATGATAAGTTGGTACCTAAACTTCAGCGTTTTGGTGATACATTTTCAGCTAAGGGTGGTTTTGGTGAAAAAATTGAATATTTTGCATCAAAAATAGGTACATTAGTTACAACTTTAGGTGGTTGGATTATTGATAATCCTATTACTGCTGGTTTAACATTTTTAACCGCTAAATTAGCACCAACAATTGCTAGTGTGTTTGGTGGTATGTGGGATAGTATTAAATGGTTTAAGAATGGTATTATTTTATCTAAAGGTTTTAATGCTGGTACTACTGGTGGGTTAGGTCTTGGTAAAAATTCAATGATGGATAAGGCGAGTTTTGGTAAAAGTGGTAAAACTGGTTTTGCTAAAAAAATGTTACCTAAGTTAGGTAGAAGTGGAACTAAGATGGCTATGGGTGGTCTTAAACTAGCCACTGGTGCTGCAACTTTAGGTGCTGGTTTAGTTGGTGATTGGGCTGGTGGTAAGATATCTTCAGCTCTTGGTAATGATGATACTGTTAGTGGGGACATAGGTTCAACTGCTGGTGGTATATTGGGTGGTATATTGGGAAGTTTTATTCCAATACCTGGTGTTGGAACTGCTATAGGTGCCGCATTAGGGTCAATGGCTGGTAAGGCTATTGGTGATTGGATGGGTACCGATAAGAAAGGTGTTCAGAAGGTTGAAGATGGTATAGCTAAACCAGGTAATGGACCTTTTACTATTTCAGATAAATATGGTAATATGGCTATAACACACGCTGGTGATGGTGTAGCTGTTTCACCTAATATAGATACTAAGAGTAAGGGTGGGTCTGCGAATGGTGGAACTATGAAGATTGAGTTTGGTAATATATCTATAAACGGTACTGTTAGGTTAGATACTGGAAGTGGTATCGAAAAAATTGAAATAAATGAGTCTACTAGAAGAAAAATTACCAGGTTAGTTCAAGAAGAAACAATAAAAGCAATGAATCAAGGAAAACCAAGAGGTTGATATTGACTGATTATCAGTCATTTATAAATTAATTTAAAAATAAACGATTTATTTATTGACAATGTACGATTAAAATAGTACTTTTGCATGTTGAATTGCTAAAAATATATAAATAATATATAAATACAATAGATAATATATAAATAATATATATGATAGTTAATTTTAACAATTTTATATTTATCGTTTTTTTAAAATAAGGGGTTAGAGATAACCCTTTTTTAATATATAAACATTTATTTTAGTAAAATTTATATTAGTTTAGTATTTATATATAAATAAAGTTAATATGGCAATTTTTTATAACACAGCACTACCATCACCATCAACTAAAAATACTATAAATAGTGTTACGGTTGATTATGGTATTAGGGATTTTTTATTGAATTTAAATATTCATGATTTATATCCACAATTATCAACATCGATAAATGGTAGTCCAAGAGTAGGTGAACCAGTATTAGATACAATGTTACCCAACTCAAGTGTTGTAACACCTAATGGTTTACCCTTAGAGATTAATGGTATATTATGGAAAGATATAAATACTTCAACGAATACATTTCAAAACCTATCATCAACAAATAATGATTTAAAGTCAGTTGATTTTATTGGTACTATTGGTAATAGTGATTTTATAGGTGCTTCAGTAATGGTAGGTACATATGATTATCCAACTAATTCTGAATCTGAGTATATTAATAATTATGGTATATTAACTAAAACAAGTACTGCTTCATTCAAGAAAGATAATGTTATTAAAAATCTATATTTAGATGTTGATAAACAAATTGATGCTTCTTCTTTATTTGATTACTCACCACCAGATATAAGTCAACAAACAAAAGGTTATTTAGATACCTACGGTAATTTAAATCTAGGTGGTTCACAAACTGTTGAAGCTGCTAATGTAATTGGAAGTATTTTTAGTGGTCAAGGATTAGGTTTAGCAAAAGGTGGTATAGTCACAAACTTCGATGTAAGAGCTTCTTTAGCTGGAAGGGTACTTGGAGCTACTGGATTAATAAATGATACCAAATTAGGTCTTATAGGTGGTCAACAACTAGCTTTAGCTTTAGCAAATAACGCTGCATTTAATATTCAACAAGACTTACTAGGTAAACTTAACATTAAAGACAACATATTAAGTATCGTTAAAAACGGTACCACAGTCGGTTTAAGACCAGATTATAAGATTACGGTAGCAAATGATGGTTTAGGTAGAGTAGCTGATTACACGGCAAGTATATTAGGATTCACGTTACCAAAAAGTTATTTGAGTGAAGATGGGTCCATTTTTGCTAGTGAGAACGGAAATGTAGATAATATAACTAGAGCTAATTCAATGTTAGTTAATACTGGTAATGGACAAATTGCCGCATTGATTGCAAATGTCAAATCAAATTTAGATGGTACTGGTGAATATGATAATCCATCTACTCCATCTTCATTATTTAGGAGTGGTTACGCTGCTGGATATCAGACAGTATCTAAAGACCCTAACAACCCAGATGAAGCCTCAACACCAATAAAAGGTAATGTTTACGCTTATAGTACTGATAATAAGATAGATGTTTTAGGTTCAGCTGATGGTATAATACCTAATTTAAGTTATAATAGACTAGAAAAAACAGTAACATCTGGATTTAAAGGTTTAGATGATTTATACTTGGAACCAACCACTTATTTAACTAACCATATAAAAAGAAAAGATTTCAGTTGGGGTGCAACTGAAGGTGGTAGGGTTAATTCAGATGCAGCTGGTGTTGACCAATACTCTGAATACTATACTGATGCCTATAGACCAGTTACTGGAGATAAGAAAAGTCTTTTAACTAAAACTCAACAACTATTTAATAGTGAGGGTATGTTAAATATTGTATCTAGAGAAGGTGATATAGGTTTATATGGTAGTCAAATACAAACCGTTAACGGTGGTGGTATATCCAAAGGTAGTGCTGTATTAAGTGAAAGTGTTTACAATACAAATACTGGTACCGTTGCTAAAGGTTTCGACCAACCAGAGAATACATATTGTAGAGCTTGGACAACAAAGAATAGATATGACAGCATTCAAAAACTAATTAGAAACGATGGTTTATATTCTAAAGATGGAAAAAAAGTTCCTTATAGAAATATTACAGATAATTCAGTATTAGAAGATACTGGATATGTTAAGATAGCACCATATAAAACAGATTTTGCTGATGGTGCAATTAAAAATTATATGTTTTCAATTGAAAACTTAGCTTGGGCTGACAACGTAACAGATTTACCTAAAGTTGAACAAGGGGCTGGTGATAGATTATCTGGTAAAAGAGGTCGTGTAATGTGGTTTCCTCCATATAATATTCAATTTAGTGAGTCAACAAATGTAGACTGGGAAACAAATAAGTTTATCGGTAGAGGTGAGAATATGTACACTTACAATAATACTGAAAGAACTGGCCAATTATCATTTCAAATTATTGTTGACCACCCTAGTTACGCAAATACATTTAGAGGTTCTTTAGCTTCTGGTGGTCCAGAGGATAATTATGTTGCATCATTTTTTGCTGGGTGTATTGAACCAGATAGTGTTTGGACAGATAAATTAACGGCATCACAATCTAGTGATTTAGTTTCAAATACTATAACTACACCACAAAAGAAAGTTGCACCTAAACCAGAAACACCACCAGACCCAATAAAAATTTATTATCCTAATGATAATGAAAATCTTCCAGATACATATGAAAATGGTTTAAGTGGTTCAACCACAGCAAATAAAATTGATTATTCTGTTTATATTAGTCCTAGTTATTCTGGAGAAGGTTTTGGTTTAGGTTCTTACCCATCCAACTTTACTCCAGGTGTTCATAACGATGGTAAAGGTGATGATACTTGGCCAGATAGAAATAATTACGGTCTAAATTATAATGGACCATATACAAAAGAAAGTAAAGTAGGTGATGAGAGTTATAAAGGATATTTAAATAGTAATTATATTATTGAATTATCTTTATATATAAAAGATAAATGTCCAAACTGCCTAATTGAGGTTACTGGATATGCTAGTCCACAAGGTTCAGCAACTTATAATCAAAAACTAGCAGATGCTAGGGCTGATTTAGCTATAACTGGTATTAAACTTAAACTTAAAGCAACGACAAACTTAAGTAATGAAAAAGTAGATTCAATGTTTATAAAAAAACCATCTAAACCTATATCTCAATCGGAGTCTAAATGTGCTGTATGTCCTCAATCAATGCCAGTAGCTGAAAGGATGATTAAATGTCCACCAGATGCTATTGGTTGTAAAATGGATAGATATGTTAATATTAATTTTGTTTATGATGCTGATGCTGCATTGGCTGCTATTTCAGAACCAGAACCAATTAAAACAACAACTAATACTAGAGTTAATCCAAAAATAGTTAGTAAATTCTATAATGAATCTTTATATTTTGAAAAATTAAAGAAAAGTGATGAGTTTATATTTGATAAATTTAGTGAAAAGATTAGATATTTCCATCCAGGTTTTCACTCAACAACGCCAGAAGGTTTAAACTCACGACTTACCTTCCTACAACAATGTACTAGACAAGGTGCTACGAATGAAAAACAAGGTGCTAATAATTTAGCGTTTGGTAGAGCTCCTATATGTATTTTAAAAATTGGTGATTTTTATAACACCAAAATAGTTATTGATAATGTAAGTTTTGACTACGAACCATTGGTTTGGGATTTAAATCCAGAAGGTATTGGTGTTCAACCAATGATAGCCAATGTTCAAATGTCGTTTAAATTTATTGGTGGTGAATCTTTACAAGGTCCTATTAATAAATTACAAAATGCATTATCATTTAATTTCTTTGCCAACACTCAAACATATGATACTAGAGCTGATTATTTATCAGAAGAGAAAGGACAAGTTAAGAATGATAAAGGTGAATTAGAAGACGAACCTTTATCAAAAGGTGATATGTATATTAAAAATGGTGCATCAACAATACTTAATGAGGAAATAATTGAGAGTTCAAATATAGAATCAGTAGTTATTGAAGGTGACCAAGAAAAGGAAAACGAAAAAGTTAATAGTGGTAAAGTTATAAACAAGGTAGATACCACAAGTGGTTCCACAAGTGGTTATACTAATCTTGATATAATATCAGCACTACATATTGAATCAGTTGGTTATATAAAAGAAGATTCTGATGATATAGAAGTCCAATTAAAATTAAGGTTTAACCCAACTATTGATGTTAAAGATTTTTTATTATCTGAAAAATTAGAAGGTCAACTATATTTAAAAAATGGATATTTACAAGAGCGACACATGAAAATATTTGGTAATATAAAAATGGAGCAATCTGGTAATGATAGAGTTAATGTTACTAGCCAATCTTTTGGGTCAACATCTACAACTAGGTTAAGTGTTAGTAGTCTAAATGAAGTATTATCTGCGAGTGAACCTAGAGATGGGTTTTTAATTAGTATATACCTTAATGATAAGGATGTTATTGAATTTTTTAATGAACATATGGAAAAGGGTGAATCACTTTTTCGTATAAAATGGGTTACTGACACCTACTCAACATTTAACGTACAGTTTCCCTATCCAAAAAATAATAAAATTATAATATAATAAAAAATGGCAACATATATAGATAGATATAACAGTTTTAAAGGTAACGCTGAAATGAAACCAGTAATAGGTGTTAAATTAGAACCTAGTGATAATGATTTAACATATGTTTACAAACAAGGTACCACTAGACTTGACAAATTGAGTAATATGTTTTATAATAACCCTTACAGTGGTTGGTTAATTATGTTAGTTAATCAAGAATATGGTGGATTAGAATTTAACATACCAGATATGTCAATTATAAGAATACCATATCCATTTGATAGTGCGGTAGAAAGATATGCAACCGCTGTTAGAAAACATAAATTATTATATGGAGAATAGAGGAAAAATAGGTTGTAGTGCTGGTAGGGTTAGAATTTTAGACCCTAACGATTTCAATGGTGTTAATTCATCTGAAAATCAACCAGTACCATTGGAAGATTTAAATATATCTGTAGTTTTAAAAACATACAGAAAAGGTAGAACAATATTAATTGCTGAAGGTGATAAGAACACTACGGAATCTAGTGAAACTGTTAGTATAAATTTTATTGAAGGTACGAATCAAGGTGGTAAAAAATCGTTAACTACAAAATATACTGATTTAACTGCTGTTGGTGGTGATGAACAAAACGAGGAAACTTTAGGTATTACAAATATCGATATTGAATTTAACGCTTCTATGGCACCATTAGTGACAATAAATTTTATTGATGTTAGAGGTAGTTCTATCTTCCAAAACGAAGAGAAAACTATAAATAGTGAAAATAAGTACGCAACATTATTTCAATTACCTTATCCACTATTTGAATTAGAAGTTAAGGGATATTATGGTAGACCAGTTAAATATTGTTTACATTTAACTAAATTTAGTTCAAAATTTAACGCATCTACTGGTAATTTTGAAATTACGTGTAATTTTATTGGTCATACATATGCAATGTTTTCAGATTTACTTATTGGTTATTTAAAAGCAATACCATATACTAAAATAGGTCAAGAAAGATATGATAAATATAATGAAACTAGAGTTGCTGCTGGTGGTACACCAGTATTAAAACTAAGTGAATTAAGTACAAAAATATCTAATATAAATACAACACTAAGTAGGGTAACAGCAAACGATTCAAGCTCCACTACACTAAATTCGATTAGAGAAGGTCTAGATAAGATAGAAAATATTCGACAATCAATAATTAATTTAGGTTCTTTAATTTCAATAGATAAAGAATTAGACAATTACAAATATATAATTATGACAGATAATTCAGTTTTCCCTAAAACTGAGGATAAAGAATTTGTTGATTCTTATATTGAAAATGTAACCACTATTATAGGTGAATTTAATAATTTAACCGATTCATATAAATTTAATTTAGATGATTTCATTAAACTAAGTAATTCAAAATCATCTGGTGCTAGATTTTACGATTCAATAACTAAAAGTGAGTTAAACCCAAATTTTAGTGAATATGATGTAAATGTTAAGATAAAATTAGGTGCTCCTAATGATTTATTTGAAAAGAAAAAAGAAATATATAATTTTATAAATTCTATTTATCAAGACTCAATAAGTAATGATAAAAAAATAGATATTTTAGACATGTCTTCTTTATTCGATATTTTAGACTCACGCAAATCAACGTTAGAAATTTCTGAAAATCAAAAAAGTGAGGAATTAGCTAATAAAATGAAAAATGTTGTTACTGAAGAATTTGGTTTTGAACCAAATGCTAGAAATATAATTGAAACATTCACAGCTGCTGCTGAAATATTTATGGAATCAATATATTCAGTATCTGAATCAGCAGAAGGCAATTCAAGTAGACACACTGAATTAATTAAAGCTTTTGCTGATTTTAAAAATACCGACCAAACTAAAACTAATTTTAATGATAATAAATTCTTACCTTGGCCAGAATACAGAAAAAGAGACGATGTTAAAAGCGTATATATTGATACATATTTAGGTGAAAACGGTGTTTTAAATAACCCATCAAACGTTGACGAATTGGTATTTATTGAAGACTTATTAAGGGCTTTTCATAAATCAAAAGAAGTAGAGGATAAAATTTATCCAGCTTTGGATTTAGAATCCGACACTACATCTTGGTACCCAGTAAATGCATTAGATACAACTTTATTTACAAGTATTGAACCTTACTCTAGAGATGAGATAAAAACTAAAGAAGATATAGTTAGATTATTATTAATAAGAGCAATAACTTTTTTAGGTTACTCCAATATTGATAATTCACTAAAAATAGATGAAATAGAAAATATGGCAAATTTAGAATCTGAGGCGATAATAAGGGTTGTTAAAGATAATGTTATTAGACAATCTCTTTCTAAATTAGATGTCAAATCAATATTAGATAGTAAAGGTACTATAAATGGTTTTGAGCGAAAAATACTTGGAAGTGAAACAGTGACAACATCACCTACAACAACAATTAATTTATCTAGTTATGATTATATATTCACACCTAAATCTGGTGATTGGAGAATATTACCAATAAATAAAGGTTTTAATAATTTTAATTGGGGTAACGCAACTAAGGAAAATTATATTAATTTAAGGTATTTTAGAGATAGTCTAGGATATGTATTTTCAAGTAATTTTAAATATCTAAGTTCATCTAGTTTAAAATTAGATGATGGTTCAACATATGTTAAAATATTAAATCCTAATAACATACCTAATAGACCAACACTATTAAATGATGTTGATATAGATACAACTAATTTAATAAGTTTTAATGGTTTAATTAGTGATGGGTATTTAAAAAATGCTGGGTTCAACCAATTTGGTGGTGAATTTGGTATTCAAGAATTCAAACATATGGATTGGGGTGAAGAAACATTAAAAGGTTTACCATTAATGAATATTTTCTACGGTTCCAAAACAAATAGTGGTTTAGCTCTATCTAGGATATCATCTGGCTCAAAACAAGGTTTAGGAGATGGTAAATCAACCTTTTCTAGGTTTGATTTAAATGATGATAAAGTAGTTGTTAATCTAAAAAATGATGAACCATATACTATGCTTGATGGTAAAGATATCCATACCAATTTAGGTGAGAATAGACTATTAATGAATCATTTAATCAATGGTAACCCTAAAGAAATAACTTATCCATACATAGAACAAAATAGTACATATGGTTCATTTAGTTTATTTGGTAGTTTATTTTATTATCAACAAAGTTATGCTGAATGTATTGACAATAATAATAACGTTTTAATTAACTGTAGTAAATATAGTAAAGCTATGGCATTTTTACACACTATGCCATTCAATTACGTTGAAGACAATGAGGACCCATTTTTCCAAAATTCGATTAATAGATTATTCAATACTAAAAGTGCTTTAATTCATGTACCTAGATTATGGTGTGCTTGGATTGGAAGTATATTTTGGAGAAAAGATAAATCTTTACCAATAATAGAAGATAATAAAATTGTTGGTGGTGGTTCTGGTAATGGAGACCCAATGATTTGGGGTTATTATTTCTCAAATGGTGCTATTGTTAAAAATAGTGCATCATCTTGGACAAATTTTTCTGTTCCAGATTTAAACGAATATTATCCAAGCATATTAAACTCAAATTCTTACGCAAATATAGAAGATAATCAATTATTATCAACATTACCACTCCAAGTTAAAACACAATTTAAGGAAATATTTTTAGATTTTGTTAATGGTGATGAATCAACAATTAATTTTGATGATATAAAATCACGTTTAGAAATATGGAATGGTGATGGTGAAAGTTTTAGAAATCATCTAACACAAGTAAGGGGAGATATTGTATCAGATAAGGGTGTTTCTTCAGTATCTAAATCTCAATTAATTTCTAGTAATGAATTTAATATTGATAATATTAAATATTATAATATAATCTCACCCTCTTTAGATACAAACGATTTATATAATTTATTCTTAGAATTAAAAGGTGATTATAAAAATAATATTGCTATTAAAACTCTAATTGATAGCATGAAAGAAGAGGTAATAATTGTTAACTCATCACCAATTATTTGGGGAGATAAAGATTACCAAAAACTATCAGTAAATACTTTAATTTCTAGTAATATACCTAGAGAACCTATAACTGTAGAACCAAAAATACTTGAAGACTATCTAACTAAAATAATTGAAAAATTAAAAGTTGATGCCGATTCTTTATCACCAAATAAAAAAGATAAAAAAGAAAATAAAGAAATATTTGGAACATCAAATAAAGATGTTATAAAATTACAATTATATAGACACTGTAAAAATATTTATGATAAATGGTTAGGTGGTTCTGAAAGTATAGATGATACCATATTTCAATGTGGTGGTAGAAGTAATGTTGATAGTAAATTAGCTAAACAACACGGAAATACTAAGACTAGATTAATCGATAGTTTTAGGTTTGTAAATAGAGCATTTAGAGATATTGGTTCAGAATTATATTTAAACCCAATACCAATTAATAATTATTTAACAAATGATGTTAATATGAGTCTATATGATTCAGTGTCAAGTTTATTAGCTGCAAATAATTTTGAGTTTAATGTTTTACCTAACTTCATTAATTTTAATGATGATGAAAATTTAAAATCAGTATTTACACCATATAGTAATTATGCTGATGCTATTGAAGACGGTTCATGTGGACCATCTTTTGTTGCGGTATATATTGGTCAAGGCTCTAAACACTTAGATTTTCCTAGAGCAAATTATCCAAACGATGGTTTTGATTTAAGATGTGATGATGGAGGGGTTAGTCTAGAAGTACCAACAGATTTTACATCGCAAGAGGTTAAAGATTACGAAGACCCAATAGGTACATTTGTTGTTAAATACGGTCAACAAAATCAAAATATTTTTAAGGATGTTAAATTAGACCAAAGTGAGTTTTCTGAAACAGATGAATCATTACAAATTCAAGATGAAATTTCTCAATTAGGTTCGGAAAATAATAGAGGTATAATTGGACAAAATCTTTATAATACATATGCCGTTAGAAGTTATAATGCTGAGATAGAAATGATGGGTAACGCTATGATTCAACCAATGATGTATTTCCAATTAGATAATATACCTATGTTTCATGGTGCTTATTTAATTAAGAGTGTTTCTCACTCAATTAAACCCAATCATATGTCAACATTATTTAAAGGTACTAGAATTAGATACCCAGAGACACCTTTAATTTCTTCTACAGACATATACATGGATTTATTAGAAACAATGGATACAAGTAGTGCTGGGATAGGTAAGATTGGACGTGTGAGTGGTAAATTAGCTCCTATTATGAGAACAATTGATGAAAATGGTGGTTCTAACGGTAATATTGCTCAAGGTAATATAACCACAACTGGTATACCTAAAATTGATGGGGTTTATAATAAAAAATTAGGTAATGTAAAAGAGAATAAAATGATAACAAATGCTATAATACCCTTAACTGAAATGTTGAAAGCTTTTGTCTCTTGGATGAAGGTTAATGATTTTAAAGGTGATTCTAATGGTTATTATACTTATATAACATCTGTATTTAGAGATTTTGATAAGCAAGTTGCTATTAAAGCTGAATACAAAGATGCTGCTGCAACACCAGGAATATCTGCACACGGATGGGGTATAGCTTTTGATATACAATTTTTAAGAAAAGATGGTGTTAAAATTGAAAATTATAAAAATACTAAATCATCATTCAAAATTGATACAAATCCAGCGATACAATGGATGTATGATAATTCTTATGTTTACGGTTTTATAATACCAGCATCACTTAGAGATGGTAAACCATTAGATGAGCACTGGCACTTTGAATATCACGGAACATCTGCTATTTGTTTAATAAAAGAAACTCCAAACATATATGGTTACACCATCGATACAACAAAAGAACAAGACGCTTCAGTTACCAACCCTAAAAAATTAAACGGTGATGCATCTATATATACTGATTGTGAATATAAATTAGTTAAAGATAGTGGTGATGGACTTGATGATTTAGAAACTAGTAATGTAAATGTAACAGCTAAAGTTGCACAACTTAAAGTTAAGAATTTACTAAAAGCAGATGGTTTAAATAAACAACAAGTTGCTGGTGTTATGGGTAACATTTATTTCGAAAGTACGTTTAACCCATCAGCATTAAATAAAGAAGATAACAATGGGTTTAGTTCTTATGGACTTATACAATGGAATCAAAAATATCATCCAGATAAAACAAAAATAGGTACATCCGTAGAGTCTCAAATTAAATATTTAATTAATGAAACACCTAACTACGAAAAATGGAAAGGTATTGCGTTAGGTAAGAAATTTTCTAATTCAGCTGCATATGAATTTGCTAACATTGTTGAGGTTTGTGAACTTTGTAACAAAGGGTATCAAACTTATTATACTAGTTATCAAAATAAAAGGTCATCATTCGCTTTGGATTTCTTTGAAAGATTTAATGACCCACAAGACGAATTATATTGGTAAATTAAAAAATTATTAGTACTTTTGTTATATGAAAATAGGTAACATAGTTTCAAGTATTGATGTTAAAATATCAAACGAATTTAATTTGGTTAAAAATATGGATGAAATTATCCAAGGTTTACCAACATTAATAGTTGGTTTTGACTACGTTAATAAAAATTATCCAGATTTTAATATCTTAGATAAAGAGATTGAACCTAACATTTATTGGACTTTTAAACGAACAGAAAAACGTGATAAATTTGAGGAAGATTTATATTGGTTCAAACAAAAAGTATATGATGATTTATTTAAACAAATAGTTTATATATTCGTTGACCCAATATATTATAGGGGTTATGTTATGATTAAATTGTTAAGAAAAATTATAAATATTGAAAATAAATATAGTTTGATGTATAATAATATGATTTATATTTATGGTGATAATTTTATTTTTGGTTTTGATTTAAACCTTTTAAGGTTCCTTAAATTAGATGTTAATAAAATAAAAAATAAAATTAAGTCAGTAAGCACTGTGTTTTTGGATGATGAGAAGATACTTATAGAATATAAAAACAATATTGAAGAACTAAATGATAGAGTTCGATTTATACCTTATTTATTTTCTATTAATAATGAACAAAAATATACTTCTAGCTTCATTCATATTCCCAGAGAGAGTTGAATGGTTTTTAAGCTACTTAGAGACAAAATTTAAAATAACAAAAGATAATGTTTTTTGTTATAAAAACTTAGACGATGAATCTAAAGTTATAATGACGTTTAAACTAAGTGTACCAGAAGACAAATCTTTAAATTTAAAAGATTTATTTCCTAACGCCATACCAATACATAAAAGAGGTAACTGTATTTACACTATAAATGCGTTAAATAGAATGATTGAAAATCTACATCCAGAATCAATTGGTAATATTGATAATAAGTCAATAAAAATAGATTGGGATGAATATCAGAATAAAATGATAATAATAAACGCCTCAGAACTCAAGATTTTCAATATAATTAAGGTTTTTTAATATTATATGATATTTATAACTATATAACGTTATTAAATTAATAAAATTATGGAGAACGAAAAAAATACTAAAGATTTAAATAGTGCATTAGATGGATATTTAGATAACCCAGCACAAGACCCTAACTTAGATTGTAGTTCTGGTACTTGTATAATAAAAGGTGATAAAAGCCTTGTTGAGAGAATCAATAAAAAAATAATAACAGAAGACGGTAGACAATTATTATTCTAATGAGAAAAAAAACTAAATTTAATCCAGAATTACTGAAAGAAGAATTGAAGAAATTCAACACTATTAATGAATATACATTTGGTATTGGTGAAGATGAAGATTTATTATTAGGTAATAACTATGAAATATCTGAAGTGGATGAAGACCCAACAGATAATAATGAAGTAGCACCAGAACCACAACCACAAAGTGATAACGGTTTAGATGGTGTTGCTGATGAATTAGGTCTTGATGAACCAGAAATGGAAGAACCAGAAATGGAAGAACCAGAAATGGAAGAACCAGTTGATGATTCTGTAGAATTAGATGTTACTGAATTAGTTCAAGGTTCTGAGGAAGCTAAAGAAGCTGCTGATAAAGCAACACAAAATACTGAAATTTTATTACAAAAATTAACAGATTTGGAATCTAAGATTGCAAATATGGATAAAATAACAAATAAGATAGATAATTTAGAAAAAGAAATTGTTGAGAGAAACCCAACTCCAGTTGAGAAATTAGAGATGCGTTCATTATCATCATTTCCTTATTCACAGAAATTAACTGATTTTTGGGCTGATAAAAAAGGTGCTTATGATGTTATGGACGGTGACCAAAAAGAAGAAGAGTATTCTTTAACTCAAGACGATGTTGACCAATCTTACTCAGAGGGTGATATTAAAAAAAGTTTTGGTATTGATAAAGATGATGAATACGAAGAAGAAGACTTCTAAGATACACAAAAAAATATTAAAAGGGTCCTTTCGGGCCCTTTTTTATTTATTTTACTTTTTTATTGCATTATGGTTATTAAGATAGTATATTTGCTTAAATCACGTGTGTAAAAAAGTTAAAATAGTTTTATATTTTACTTGACTTTTGTGAATAATATCGTATATTTAAATATGTTAATGAATTCATTAATATGTATGAAAGTAAATAAATAAGTAAGTAAATTAAAAAAAAAAGTAAAATGAGTAAAGAAAAATCAGCATTAGATGCAATGTTAGAACAGTATGAGAAAAATAACGCTCCTAGGTTCGAAAAGAAAAGTGATAAAGTATATGATTTAGCTAACTATTTCAATACCTATATCGAGAAGGAAATCAAATCAGCAACAAAAGAAATCAGAATTTTACCATCACCAGACGGTTCTCCATTTGTAGAATTACATGGTCACAAAATCCAATTAGATGGTCAGTGGAAAACTTTCCCATGTTTAAAACATATGAAAGATGAAGCATGTCCATTCTGTGAGGCTCGTGAGGCTTTATTAGCTACTGGTGAAGCTTCTGATAAAGAACTAGCGAAGAAATACAATGCACGTAAAATGTATGTAGTTAAAGTAATCGATAGAAATGCTGAAGAAGAAGGTGTTAAGTTTTGGAGATTTAACCATGATTATCGTAAAGAAGGAATTTTTGATAAGATTCATGGTGTATTAACAGCACTTAAAACTAATAGAAACGTTACAGACACTGAAAGTGGACGTGATTTAGCTATTAACATTCAAAGAAACCAAAATGGTATTCCAGTTGTTTCTTCAATTGTTTCACAAGATTCTGGATTATTAACCGATGACTCTGTTAAAAAAGAAGAATGGTTAAATGATGTTAGAACTTGGGAAGATGTTTATTCTATCAGAACTTACGATTATTTAAAAATCGTAGTAAAAGGTGGTTTTCCAATTTGGGATAAAGATGAAAATGGCTTTGTTGATAGAGATGCTGAGAAAGAAGTTTCACCAGAGGAAGACGAAATTACTATGGGTATTGATAACGTAAAATCTAACATTCAAGCTTCTACAACTACAGAAGGTTCAACAACAGATTCTAAATTAGAAGAAAAAAAAGATTCTAAAGAAGATGATGATGATTTACCATTCTAATTAGTTTAGATGAAATTAACAAAAAGCAGTTTGAAAGAGCTGCTTTTTTGTTCTAAAATAACGAGAGAGTAAATTTAATTTAAATGGCTAAAAAACCAGAGAAAAAAACTATTGAGAAACAAGAATTTGATTTAGATGCGTTCTTAGAAGCTGAGAATATCAGTTCAGAACCAAAAGATAAACCATTAACGTGGGTTCCATTATCAAAAGCTTGGCATGATGCTTTAAAATTACCAGGTTTTCCAAGAGGATTTGTAAGTCTTGTTAGAGGTTACTCAAATACTGGTAAATCAACAGCGTTCTATGAAGGTATTGCTGGGGCACAAAAAATTGGTGATATGGCAGTTGTTATAGAAACTGAAGGTAACTGGAATTCGGAGCACGCAAAACAAATTGGTGTTAAATTTAAAGAAGTTACTAATCCAGAAACTGGTGAGGTAACTGAAAAACCAGATGGTTTTATCCTTATTAGAAGTAAAGATTTATATGCTAGATATAAAAATTACAATCACCAAGATAGTAAAATGATGTCTAAACCAACACGTTTAGAACCAGTTATTGAAGATGTTTCATTATTTATTTCTGAAATGATTCAAAAACAAGAAGAAGGAACAATTAATAAAAACATGGTATTTCTATGGGATTCAATTGGTACGTTAAACTGTTATAAATCAGCTGTTTCTAATTCTTCTAATAATATGTGGAATGCTGGTGCGATGGGTGCTTTTCAAGCAATCGTTAACTTTAAGATTCCAGCTAGTAGAAGTGAAGAAAGTCCATACACTAACACAATGATTTGTGTTCAGAAAATATGGTTAGATTCTATGAATGGTGTTGTTATTAAACACAAAGGTGGTGAGTTTATGTTCTTTAATTCTAGACTTATAGTTCACGTTGGTGGTATATTAACACATGGTACTAAGAAATTAAAAGCAACTGCATTGAGTCAAGACTTCCAATATGGTACAGAGGCTAAAATCAGATGTGAAAAAAATCACGTAACTGGTATTGAGAGAAATGGTGTTATTGCATCTACGCCTCATGGGTACGTTAATCCAGCTGAGTTAGAGAAATACAAGACTGAACATAGAAAGTTCATTCACGAAGCTTTAAACGTTGGTTACGATACGGATATTCAGTTCGGTGAAGAAGAAGGTGGGTTCGAAGGTGATGATACCAACGAATAGTATTAATTATTAAAAATGAAGAGGTGAATAAAAGACCACCCAGAAATGGGGAAATTCAAGAAAAAAAACAACATACATTATTGGTAGACGGAAATGCCCTCTTTAAAACGGGGTATTTTGGTGCCAAAGATATGTATAATTCTAAAGGTGAACATATTGGTGGAATATATCAATTTTTTACAATCATACGAAAATTATTAACTGAAGATTTATACCATAGAGTATATATATTTTGGGATGGTAAATTTAGTGGTAAATTAAGATATGATTTATACGAAGACTACAAGAGTGGTAGAGGTAAAGATTACATCAATGGTTCAACTCCAGAAGAAAATGAATTAAGACAACTAAAGAAAATTTGGAATTATCTTAATGAATTATATGTTAGACAATTAAGAGATGAAATTATCGAAAGTGATGACTTTATAGCTTACTATTGTAAACACAAAAAATCAAATGAAAAAATAACTGTATGTACAAACGATACAGATATCGCACAAGTTATTGATACCGATATTAGAATTTATTATCTACATTTAAAGCAATATGTTGATATATCTAACTTTTCTTCGTACTTTCGCTATAAGTTAGAAAAAACTGCATTGGTAAAAATCATGATAGGAGATTCTGCTGATTCAATAAAAGGTATTAAAGGGTTAGGTTTAACCACTTTATTGAATCATGTTCCAGAATTAAATGAGAGAGCAATGTCGTTAGATGAAGTTATATTAATTATTAAAGAAAAACAAGATGAAAGGATAGCTAATAAAAAGAAGCCTTTGGCTGTATTTAATAACATTATTAATTCGGTTACGGATGGTATTCAAGGAAATAAAATATACGAAATAAATGAAAGTATAGTTAGTCTTGAAGAACCAAAAATGACTAAAAATGGTATTAATGCATTAAAACACTTAATGGAAAATACCTTAGACTCATCGGGTAGGGAAATTAAGAAAGTTTATGAGTATTTGAAAACAGATGAGATAGACAAATCAATTGGTGAATTTAGGATGGAGGATTATTTAGTCCCATTTAAAAACCTAATTGGTAGAGAGAAGTTAATTTTTTAAAAACAACAACAAAAAAAGTAAAAATGAGTGAAAAAGAAAGAACACCAGTAAGAAAATTTGAAGATGAGAGATTTGAATTTGTTTTATATATCAATAACCACATTATCTGTCAGAGATTTTTTAAGATTCGTGACTATAATGAAGATTCTATAAAGTCTTATGAGATGAAAGAATTAATGGATAATATATGTGGAATGAATAACGGAACATTTGGTTCATTAGGTATAATTCCACAATATTTACAAAAAAAATCTAGAGAATATCTTTGGAGTAATTATAACCCTTATTACATCCAAAAAGATGAGGTTTCTAAAGACATTTTCGATAAAGAAGACAACTTTCAATTTGAAATTAAGGTGGATAAAGTTTCTGTTGGTAAAAGCCAATTTTCTGGTAATTTTTTCCCACCTAAAGTTAGATACGCTGTGGATGTTAGGGAAATTATACCATCTATAATGTCTGAGATTAGATATTTTATGGGTCAAAAAAATTATTCACTTGTTAGTGAATAATTGAAATAAGTTACATACTTATTATAACAACGTTTCTAAAAATATAAAAAAATAAATGGCAAAAATAGATAAAAATAGTTTAGGTTTCTTAGGGTATGACTACCAATTACGATTAGTTGCACAAATATTAACAGATAAAAGATTTGCAAATAACATATTGGACATCCTAAATCCTAACTACTTTGAAGACCCATATCTAAGAGTTGTTGCCGCTACGATAAAAGAAGCTAAAGATAAAGACGATGTTGTTCCAGATATGGGCAGCATCGAATTTAGATTATTGGAGGATGCTAAGGATGATGTACGACAAAAATACATAATAGCACAACTTCGTCAGATAAAAGAAGCTGATTTAAATGATACCGAAAAGGTTCAGAAAATTGCAATGACTTTTTGTAAGCAACAAGAAATGAAGAGGTCAGTATCTGAGATTACTAAAATTATAAATAAAGGTAACTTAGAAGATTATGAGCAATGCGAAACTATACTTAGAAAAGCTTTAGAACATGGTGACAATAGAGATGATGGTTTAGATATATTTGATGATATAGCATCTGTTTTAGAGGAAGACTTCAGAAAACCAATTAGAACTGGTATAGAAGGTTTAGATGATGTAATGGATGGTGGTTTATCTAAGACTGAATTAGCAACTATATTAGCACCATTTGGTGTTGGTAAAGCACAACCGTTAAAATCTAAGATTCTAACACCAAACGGATGGGTTACTATGGGTGATATTAGTATTGGTGATGAAGTAATTGGTCGTGATGGTAAAAAAATTAAAGTTATTGGTGTTTTCCCACAAGGTATTAGACCAATATATAAAGTAAAATTTAATGACAATACTGAAACGTTATGTGATGAAGAACATTTATGGTCTGTAAATACCATTAACCAAAGAAATAGAAAAACTAAGAAAAATGGTACAACTATTCGTTTAGAGTCTGATGATTCATATAAAACAATGAAAACGATTGACATGATTGGTAATGTTAAAGTATGGGGTAATAGAAGATTAAACTATAAAGTACCAATGGTGTCACCAGTTGAATTTAATAAAAATGAATTAATTATTGACCCATATTTATTAGGTATTATTCTAGGTGACGGGTGTATTACTAAATCTAATCAACCACATTTTGTTACTAAAGATGAATCAATTATAACAGATATTTCTAAAATATATGATAATATATTAATATCAGAACAAGTTAGAGAGTTTGAGGTCGAGAAAGATGGTGATTTAGTTTTAGTTACTCGTTCATTAAAAAAGGTTTCACTATTAGGTATTAAACCAAGTTTGGAGAGTTTAAATCTATATGGTTGTGGTTCAGAAACTAAATTTATACCTAATGAATATTTATTCTCATCAATTGATGATAGGGTAAGTCTTTTACAAGGTTTAATTGATTCAGATGGGTATATCGATAAACATAGAATTGAAATAGTAACAGTATCTGAACAAATGAGTAAAGAAATTAAAGAATTGGTTATGTCATTAGGTGGTACTTGTAATATATCAAGTAAAATTGGTTCATATAAAAAAATAGATGGTACTAAAATAAAATGTAAAAAAGCTTATAGAATTTATTTTAGTTTTCCAGAATCAATTAATTTTAATTTATCTAGGTTAGAACGAAAATTAGATAAGTTAAAGTTAAGGGATAAATACTCATCAAATAAATTTATTTCTTCTATAGAATATTATGGTAAAGAAGAAGCTAAATGCATCATGGTTGATAGTCCAGAACATTTATATGTTACTGATGATTATATAGTTACACACAACACAACGATGATGACCAAATTTGCTAATACTGCTATGAATGATGGTAACAATGTCTTACAAATATTTTTTGAAGATAACCCAAAGGTAATTCAACGAAAACATTTATCATGTTGGTCTGGATATGATTTGAATAGTTTATCCCTACATAAAGAAGAGATACAAACTATGGCTGAAGACATGAAAAAAAATAGTAAGGGTCAATTGAAACTTAAAAAATTCTCTAGTGATGGTACAACAATTCCAATGATTAAACAATACATTAGAAAAAAAATAGCTGGAGGTTTTAGACCAGATTTAATATTATTAGACTATATTGACTGTGTAACTCCATCGAAAAAATTTGATGATGTAAATGCTGGTGAAGGTAGTGTTATGAGAGAGTTTGAAGCTATGTTATCTGAACTAGATATGGCTGGTTGGACGGCAATTCAAGGTAATAGAAGCTCAATTAAAGCTGAGGTAGTTGAAGCAGACCAAATGGGTGGTTCAATTAAGAAAGCACAAATAGCTCATTTTGTTCTATCTGTAGCTAAGACTTTAGACCAAAAAGAAGCTGGAACAGCAACAATTGCTATTCTTAAATCACGTTTTGGTAAGTCTGGTATTATATTCGAAGATATAACATTCGATAATGGTACTATACAAATAGATATGGGTAAAAGTGTTGGTGGTAAAACTCACTCCCAACATAAGGTACAAAAAGGTGTTAATGACCAATTAAGAGTAAATGATATACTTTCGGGTGTTGACAAAAGAAAAGAGGTTTTAAATGGGTTGACAGTACCAACCGACAAATAACAATTAAAAAACAATTAAAATTATGTATTTAAAAGATAAGACACTTAAAAAAAGGTATTCTATATTTCCAGTAATTCACAATGATTTATGGCAAATGTATAAACAAGCAGAAGCTCAAACATGGGTGGCTGAAGAACCAGATTTAAGTAAAGACCGTTTTGATGACTTGAAAGACGAAGAAAAAGTATACCTTAAAAACATCTTAGCATTTTTTGCTATATCTGATGGATTAGTTATTGATAATCTATGTACAAACTTCTTAAATGAGGTTGAGATTTTAGAAGCACAATACTTCTATGGACATCAAACATTTGTTGAACAAGTTCACGCTAATGGTTACTCATTACTTATTGAAACTTATATAACAAATTTAACTGAAAGAGAAGAATTATTTAACGCAATGGATACGAATATTGCTGTTTCAAATAAAGCATCTTGGGCTGAAGACTGGATTAATCATCCATCATTTGGACACAGATTAGTTGCATTTGCATGTGTTGAAGGTATATCATTCGCTAGTGTATTTTCTGGTGTATTTTGGTATAGAAGTCGTAATAAAATGCCTGGTCTTGGAGCAATGAATGAATTGATTTTAAGAGATGAGACATTCCATTATGAGTTTGCACTTAATTTATATAAAAATTACTTAAAAGACGAATATAAACTTTCAGTTGATGAATTAAAAGAAATAATTTTAAGTTGTTGTAAAGTAGAAGAAGTATTTGTTAATGAAAGTATGCCAGATGGTTTACAAGGTTTAACTAAAGCTGATATGATTAAATACGTACAGTACGTTACTGATATCGTATTACATGATTTTGGTTGTCCTACTGAATTTAAAGTTAATAATCCATTAGAATATATGTCTAGAATTGGATTATCTAGTAAAAACAATTTCTTTGAAAAAAGAGAGGGTGAATACACAAGAGTTGAGATACCTACTTCAATTGATGGTATGTTTGATGAAGAATTTTAATTAAAAATATAAGACATTATGAGAATACAAAAAAGAGACAAATCAACACAAGCATTTACACCCAATAAAATATTGACTAGGATTAAAACCCAAGCCAAAGGTTTAAATGTTGACTGTGATATCTTATTTCAAGAGGTTATTCCCTTGATTAATGATAATATAACAACAACTGAAATTGATGAGATTATTGCATTTAAATCTGCTGATAAGATTATTCAACATTCACACTATTCATTATTGGGTGGTAGAATATTACTGTCAAGACAATCAAAATTAATTGGTAGAGAATTACAACCAGTTGATTTAACATATGATTTCTTTGCAGCTACAACTTTTTTAACTAAATATTCGTTAAAAGATAATACTAAAGCACCAACTGAGTTACCTTCATGTATGTACAATCGTGTATCTAATTTTTTACATGATGACAATGAAGCTGACCGCTTAGAATTATTAGATGAACTTTCCTTAAAGAAAGGTAATTTTGCTACACCAACATATACAAATGCTGGTGTCCCAGAAAGAAATGGGATGATTTCTTGTAATCTTACACACTTGGAAGATGATTCATTTGAAGGTATTGAGAATACTCTTACTAAGATAGCTTCGGCATCTAAAGAAGGTTCTGGTATCGGATTATTAATCGACCCTCTTAGAAGTAAGGATAGTATAGTACAATCGTTTAAAGGAAATGCTGGTGGTGTTGTAAGATTAGCTGACATGGTTCAATCTAAGATGAGATTTTATAAACAAGGTTCTCGTTCTGGTAGTTGTGCTTTATACTTATCGGTTTGGCATCGTGATATATTTGACTTCTTACATTTAACATTACCAATTGGTGATGAGCAATTAAGAACTAGAGATTTATTCACATCCGTAATTATAAATGATTTATTCATGGAAAAATTAAAAGCAGATGAACCATGGTATACTTTCTGTCCAAACGATATTAAGAAAAATGGGTTAAGACCATTTCATGATTTACATGGTGAAGAATTTGTTGCTGAATATAATAAGGCTGTTGATTTAGGTATAGGTAAGGCTGTGAGTCCAAAAGATATATTTGATTCAATTATAAAATCTCAAGTAGAGAGTGGTAAACCATATGTTATGTTCAAGGACAATGCTAATAAACGTAATATGCAAAAAAATATAGGTGTTGTTAAACAATCTAATTTATGTATAGAAATTATTCAAGCATCTAAACCTAAATACACACCACAATGTACTTTGGCTTCAGTTAATTTATCTGAACACACTAATTTGGAATCAATTGCTAAAACAACTAAAATTTTAGTTAAAGCGTTGAATAAAGTTATCGATAAAAACAAATGGTCTGACGATTGGAGTGAGGTTGCTGGAATGGACCAAAGAGCCTTAGCTATTGGTGTTGCTGGAATGGCTGACTTCTTCGCTAAGAATAAAATATCATACGAATCAGAAGAAGCTAAACAATGGAATAAAGATATCACTGAAACAATGTATAAATCTGCTATTGAAGAATCAATGAGATTAGCAATTGAAAAAGGTGAAAATTATCCAGCATGGGAAGGTAGTCCATATTCAAAAGGTGAAACTTATATTGAAGGTTGGTCACCATTACCAGAAGGAGAACCAATTCCTTTATTAAATAGTTTATTACTAGGTCTTATGCCAACAGCTTCTTCGGCTATTTTATTAGGTGTATTTGAATCATTTGAACCAGTTACCTCTAATTTATTTACTAGACGTGTTGGACAAGGTGAGTTCTTAGTAGTTAATAAATATATGGTTGAAGAATTAATTCAAAATGGTCTTTGGGATGCAAAATTAATTGAAAAGGTTAAGAAAAATAAAGGTAGTATTCAAACAATTACCGAAATTCCTTCAGACATTAGATTCCGTTATAAAGATGTTTGGGAAATACCACAAAGAGTATTGTTAGATTTGGCAATTATTAGAAATAAATATGTTGACCAGTCACAATCTTTAAATATTTATCATGCAGATGCTAAATACGGTAAAATAGCCTCAGCGTTAATGTATGCTTGGAAAGGTGGTTTAAAAACTGGTGTTTATTATACTAGAACTAAATCTAAATTAGAAACTAACACTAAACTAGCTAGTAATGCTGTGATTGAAGAGGTTGAAAAACCAAAAGATTCACCATTTGACTGTTTTGGTTGTTCAGCTTAAAATATAATATAATACAATATAATAAAGGGGTTTAACGACCCCTTTTTTTTATTTACCATATTTACTTATAAAAATAATTTATTATTATATTTATCTAATAAAGAAAGTTATGGCCAACGGCAAATTTATAAATATTGATTATCCATTCAAAGATAGTAAGGACGGGTTTTTCTTAAATTTAAATAGTGAGAATAATCAAGCAATAAAAGCTGATTTATTACATTTAATATTAACTAGGAGAGGTCAAAGACTATATAACCCAGATTTTGGTACAGATTTATTAAGATTTATTTTTGAACCAAATGATGAATTAACACTAGAAGGTGTTAAAGGTGAGATAAGAGACGTGGTTAAGAAATTCTTACCAAAATTACAATTAAATGAGATTAATATTTATGATTCAGAAGAAAGCGAATATGCAGCTGTATTATCTATTACTTACACAATAACAGATGATGTTTTTACAACATCAGACACATTAGTGGTTAAACTATAAAATTATGCCAATAAATTATACATCTAGAAATTACGCAGACATAAGAACAGACCTTGTTAATTTAGTTAGACAATACTATCCAGACATATTCAACGACTATAATGATGCATCAGTAGGTATGATGCTTTTAGAGTTAAATGCTGCGGTAGGTGACATGTTATCATTTAATACTGATAGAATGTTTCAAGAAACACAAATAGATTACGCACAAGAGCGTAAATCTATATTATCTATGGCTAGAACATTTGGATTAAAAATACCAGGAAAAAGAGCATCAGCTACAATCGTTGATTTTTCAGTAACACTTCCAGTATTTGGTGATACATTTGATATTTCATACGCACCAATAATTAGAGCTGGTTCACAAGCAAGTGGTGCTGGTAAAGTATTTGAGGTTGATGAAGACATTGATTTTTCAAGTCCATTCAATATAGGTGGTATTCCAAATAGAATAATTATACCTAATTTTAATTCTAATGGTACTCTAATAAACTATACTATTACCAAAAGGGAAATGGTTACAAATGGTTTAACAAAGGTATTTAAGAGAGTAATAACAACATCTGATATTAAACCATTTTTGGAAATAATCTTACCAGATGATAATATTATATCGGTTGATTCTGTTATAACACTAGATGGTACAAA